TACTCTTGCATCTCCAGGTGCATACCAATCTGTATTAGTTATACCACCATGACCTTCACCTGCAGATGGTCCAAAAGCACTACCCGCGCCACCAGCGACATTTTCATCTTCATCGTGTACCTTTTTAAGGTTAGAATAATACTTCGGATCTTCCATTAAATGCTGTTTAGCAATAATAGTTGCAATCTGCTCATTATCAGTATGTTCTAGTTCTGTTTCAATACCTAATTTTAATTCATTTTCATTATAATCCAGATCTTTAACTGGTTTAAATAAAGTTTTAAATTTTTGTTCAAAAATGTTTATTGACTTACCCATAATAGTATTTATACTTATAATGTGAATGATATCGATCAATATGTAAATGAAATAGAAAAGGATCTCATTATTAATGAATTTAATATTAAAGATGTTTCAATGAAGACACCTGCAAGAAAACATTATTGGGTAGGTAGACTTATAAGACATAAGAAGAATTTATATAATTTAGAAAAAGAAAAAATTGAAATTAAAAAGAAAGTAGTAAAAGAACTTTTAGAACAAAGTCCAATAAAAATAACTATACCGGTAGCTGAAAAAGCTAGCGTTAATCATGTAAATATGGTTAAAATAAATGAAAAAATAAACAATGAAACTTTAATTATTGAGTTTTTAGAAAAGACTGAGAAAATTTTTAGTAGCGTAAGTTTTGATATTTCAAATATAGTTAAAATTATGCAAATGGAGCAGTTATGATAGAGTTTACATTAGAAAAAAGTAAAATCCGTCTAAAATGTAATGAGTTTGAATCTATAAGAGAACATTTTAGTGTAAAAGATGAAACAGCTCGCTTTAGGTTAAGAGGTCGTAGTCGTTTTGCTGCACCTTCACGCGTATATTGTATAACACCTACCGGGTTATTCGAATATGGTATGTTTTTTGATATTTTAACATATATTAAAAAGGAAAGACCTAATGAACAAATAATTGTCGGTGATGGTATTTTAGAGTTAGTTAAACCTGGTTTAGGTGAATGCAGAGTGTATGACAACTTAAAGCATGAATTGAGAGACTATCAAAGACAAGCATTGCTTAAAGCTCTCAATAGTGGTAGAGGTGTTCTTAAGATGGGTACAGGTGCAGGTAAAACCTTAACCATTGCGTCTTTACTCATGAGTGTTTTTACTGTTAATAAAAATTTTAAATGCTTAATAATAGTACCTGATCTATCTTTAGTTAGTCAAACATATTCAGATTTTGAAGAATATAATGTCTTATTTAAAGCAACCAGATGGACAGGTAAAATTAAACCTGATTTAACAGCAAATGTAATAATTGCTAATTTAGGTATTTTACAGAGCCGGTTTGATGATTACGATTTTTTAAAATACGTTGATATACTTGTTATTGATGAATGTCATAAATTAAAAAAGAGTAATAAAATTAATAAAATGGTTAGTTCAATCAATACAAATAATAAATTTGGATTAACAGGTACATTACCAGATAATAAGGTAGATGAATGGAATATTTTAGGTAAACTTGGAAATGTAATTTATGATAAAGATAGTTATTCTTTAAGAGAAGAAAATTATCTAACTACTGTTAATGTCAGCTTTTTAAAAATAAAATATAAAAAGCAACCTAAATCAGTAAAGGATCAAAACCCATATAAAACAGAATTAGATTTTTTATATGCTAATGAATTTAGGAATAATATAATATCAAACCTTTGTACAAAATTTAAAAATAATTCTCTTGTTCTTGTAAATCATTTAATACATGGGGATGCTTTATATGATGAGTTAATTAAACATAAAGATAAGCAGGTATTTTTTGTAAAAGGGGAAATGGAAGTTGAGGTTAGAGACGAAATTAAAAAGATAATGGAAACTAACAATAATGTTGTATGCATTGCAATGAGTTCAATTTTTAGTACTGGTATTAATATTAAAAATATACATATGATTATATTTGCTAGTGGTGGTAAGAGTTTTGTTAGAACAATTCAATCTATAGGTAGAGGTTTAAGATTACATGACAATAAAGATAAACTTGTTATTATTGATATTGTTGATAATTTAAAATATGGTATAAGACATGCTGAAAAAAGGCAAGAGATTTATAAACAAGAAAAAATTAATTATAAATCTACTGAAATAGTTGAAAATTAAGGTAAATAAGATATAATTAAATATGGCTAATTTAAAACCAACAGGTGCACCTAAAAAAGGTAAAAAAAGAGGACCGAAACCTAAAATAAACGAATTTTATGTTAACCCAGAACAATTTAAACAAGAGTTAGTTGATTATTATAAATGTGAGGAATGTACACCGCTATTAGGAGACATGATACAAAAAATTGCGCATGGATTGAGTTATAAATCTAATTTTATTAACTATACATACCGAGATGAAATGGTTGGAGATGCATTGGTAAAAATGTATACTGCAGTAACAAATAAAAAGTTTAATGTTGATTCTGAATATAATCCTTTTTCATATTTTACAACTATTGCTTTTCACGCATTTATTAATAGAATTAAAAAAGAAAAAAAGCATGCTAATACATTATCTGAATATAAAGAGAAAGTGTATGAAGAGGAAATGGGTAATGCTACCGATGGTATGGTATATATTAAGCCGAATTCAGATGAATTAGAATATAGCGAATAATGCATTATAAAAAAATTGCAATATTTTCAGATCTTCATTTAGGTGTACATCAAAATAGTGATTTTTGGTTAAGCATTGCTAATAAATGGGCTAATTGGTATATTACTGAATTGAAATCACATGGTATTACCGATATTATATTCGGTGGTGACTTCTTTCATTATAGGGATGAGATTAGTGTAAAGACTCTTAACTTTGCTAAAGATTTCTTAGATAAGTTTGAAGACTTTAACATCACTATGATTACCGGTAACCATGATGCATGGTATAAAGATACCAGTGAAATTAATAGTCTATCTATTCTTAAAGGTTCATCTAATTTAAAGGTATATGATAAGCTAGTTACTGATAATATTAGCGGTAAAAGTTTTACTTTTTGCCCATGGGGTACTAAAATTGATGATATACCGGAAAGTGATGTTGTAGTGGGTCATTTTGAACTAGAAAACTTTAAAATGAATGCATTTAAAATATGCGACCATGGTGATGACCCAGATGTATTAATTCAAAAAGCTCCTCTAATATTTTCAGGTCACTTTCATACTAGAGACGAGAAGAATTTTAAGAATAAATCTAAAATTGTATATGTAGGTAATCCGTTTGAAATGGATTTTGGCGATTCTGGTCAAACAAAAGGGTTCTATATTTTAGATACTAATGATTTAAGTTATACATTTCATACAAATAATATTACACCAAAACATATTAAAGTATTTTTATCTAAATTAATTACAGAGAAGGATGTTATTAATTTCTTTGAAACTGTAGTATCTAGTAATATTATAAAGTTAATTATTGATAAGAATATTAATACCGAGCATTTAGATTTATTAGTAGCTAAATTGTTGAGTTATAAGCCTTGTGATCTTAGAATAGATTACGATGTAAATTATAATAAAGTTAAATTTAGTGAAGAAGGTGAATATGATTTGTCAGGTATCGATATAATCGAAGCAGTTAATGAATTTATTAACTTACTTGATATTGAAAATAAAAGTGAAGTGGTAAAATATACTACTGATTTATATAAAAAATCTATTGATAAAGTTACATGAAATACGTAGAATTTAAAGAATTAAAAATACAAAACTTCTTATCTGTTGGAGATACTCCAGTATGTGTTGAGTTTAAAAAAGGGTTACATATTGTAACTGGTATTAATCGTGATAAAGAAGATCGTCGTAATGGTGTAGGTAAATCTACTATTGCTGATGCTTTATATTTTGCTATATTTGGTAGTACGTTGAGAGAGATTAATAAGAATTTTATATCTAATAATTTAACTGATGGTAAAACTGTAGTTGAATTATATTTTACCGTTAATGATCCTTATCATGGAGTTAATGACTTCCGTATAGTAAGAACATTAGGACCATCAAAATGTAATATATATAAAAATGGAGTAGATAAGACAAGAGATACTATTTCCAACACTAGTAATTATATTGAAACTGTATTATCATCCTCGCAAGAAGTCTTTCAGAATTGTGTTATAATGACGCTTAATAATCATATACCATTTATGGCTAAAAATAAAACTGAGAAGCGTAAGTTTATTGAAAGGATTTTTAACCTAGAAGTATTTTCAAAAATGTTATCTGAGTTAAGAGCTGATCAATCAGAAATTAAAAGAGATTTTGATATTAATATTACGCGTATAGAAGAGACTAATACATACTTAGATTCTCAGAAAGTGCAGATGGAAAGCTTTGAAGATAATAAGAATAATAAGAAAGCTATATTAACCAATTCATTGAAACAACATTCACAAGACGTTATCGACGCTAAAGAGAAGCTAAATAAAATCCAAGCTTTAGACGATCAACCATATAAAGATAAACTTGAAGAACTTAATTCATCTATAAAGGATAAGACTGATCATAAAACAAAGCTTAATGATGATATAATATTATTAACACATACATTAAAAACTAATGCGAATACATTTAAGCGGATTGGTACGGAAGATGATACTTGCCCGGTATGCTTAAAACCGATTGAAGATCATGATCATGAAGTAATGGAAGATGAAAAAACAAAGCTTAAAAATAGTATCAATGAAGATAAAGCTAATTTAGAGCTCTTATCAGAAGAGTTAAACCTCGTTAAAAATCAGATAGTTAAATTAGAAGAAGCTACTAATATTGTTAACTCTAAAATATCTGATATAGAAAGGCAGAAATATACAATATCTCATTTAAATGACTCTATTGAATATATTGCAAGATGTGTATCTGAGATTGAAGAAGAGCTAGCAACTATAGATACCGAAATGAATACATATGCAGGTAATGTTGCTGAGCTCGAAGAAAAAATTAGTAATATCACTGATCAAATTAGTACGATAAAAAAGAGTTTAGATTTATTAGATGTTGTTAAATTTGTGGTAAGCGAAGAGGGGGTTAAAAGTTTTATTGTTAAAAAGATTCTTAGAAATTTTAACTCTAAGTTAACATACTATCTTAAAGAAATGGATAGTAATAGTATCTGTATTTTTAATGAATATTTTGAAGAAGAAATCGTAAATGAAAAAGGTAAGATATGTCAATATAATAACTTTTCAGGAGCTGAGAGAAAAGCTATCGATTTAGCATGCTTATTTTCATTCATGGATATGAGAAAAGCTCAAGGTGATGTTCACTATAATTTAAGTTTTTATGATGAATTGTTTGATAGTAGCTTAGATGAAAAAGGTGTCGATCTTGTACTTGGAATTTTAAATAATCGTGTTAAAAAAAATAATGAATGTGTATTTGTTATTAGTCATAGAAAAGAAAGCATTAAAGCTGCTACCGGTGATATTATATTCTTAGAAAAGAGTAACGGTATAACAAAGCGTATAAACTTTGTTGATTAATCTTAAAAAATAACTATATATCATTATGATTAATCCTCAAGGTAACGTACCATTTCAATCAACACCATTTAATATAAAGCCGTTTACTTCTAATAATAATATTAAACCGCAAATAAATCAAAAATTAGAAAAACCACCAGAAACACAATTACCTAGATTTTTAAATT